ATAAAGTCTTCAACTGTGTCAGGCAATACTTTCAAGAAAGTAGCCTCAGGAATCTTACCTTCATGGTCAATAAGATCGCGGTGATTGAACACGAGTGAACCCCAGAGCTCAACATAGCTAGAGATAGAACCTCTAACATATTGGTCTTCAGCGATGTCAGTTGAACCTGTCAAAGATCCAAAAGTCACAGAAGAAGCACCAGCGCCTTTGAAAGGAACAATAATATTTGAACCTTCCCAGCTGTTATCTTTTTCAATGTTTTGTAGTAACCAGTTTCTCTTAATGAGTTCTTCGCGCAACAACTTGTTGGGCAAGTACTCATTCAGCATATCTTGGAATGAACGTGTAGTAGCCATTTATAAATCCTCCGTAGCTAAAACTATTGTTGATGTTGTTTAATCCTCAAGCTCCAATTCGGCTCGACGACGCTTGAGATCATCGAGACTGGTGACTGCCTTCTTCCCAGGTGAGCCGCTCCCGCTGCCTACCTGTGGAATCACCTTCGGAGCTTGCGAAGTTTGCGGAGCTTCCATCTGTAAGAATGGCTGGTAATCCCTTACCACCACCTTCATAACTTCAGCTGGTGGTACATGCGTCCCCGCTTGTCTCACCATTGCCTCGCCGACTTGTGCAACCTTCCTTTTGAAAGATCCACTCCCGTGGGTTCTCTCATAGACATCTACAAGTTTTCGATACTCGGCTTTCCCAAGCTCTGTATCTAACTCGAAGTCAGTTCTACGCTCTAGCTCCCGCTGAACGTCCATCTGATACTTTTGATTGTCAGCCAAGAGTCTTTCATTTTCAAGCTGCACTCTTCTTTTTTCTTCAAAAATTTGACGTTGCTCTGCTGGCAACTTCTCTCTTTGAAGTTTTGCAATCATTATGTCCTTTAACATGTCATCTGTGTAACCAAGAGTTTCTAGCACTCGATCATGATCACCAGATGCAAACCATTTTGATAGTTGTTCAACAGCACTGTTGACTTCACCATACTGAGTAGCCTTCTCTTTATACTTTGGGAAAGCATCCATCATCTGGAGAGCTTCAAGGACTTTCTTGTTACTAACTTCATCCTTAATTAAGGGCTTCCAAAATTCATCAACTTCTTTTTCTTGATCATCAAACTTATACTTCAAGTTTGGCACATACTCCTGAATGGGCGGCGTAGATACGGCAGCCTCAGGAGCTACCGGAGTAGCTTCTGTTGCCGGCGCTGCTTGTGCAGCCTCAACAGGCGTTGATGTTGATGTTTCTTGTTCTTGTACTTGTGCGTCCATGCACCCTCCCTAAAAGCATTGACTAGTTAAGAAGGATGGCAGCCTATCCCTAGACTGGTCCCGTCAATGCTGGATTAACGATCTCCGCAGATGCACCTTGCGCCTGCGGTATATCACTAAGTGCTTGCTCGGCTAGAACTTGCTCAGGGATTTGGAGTGCTTGCTGTTTGAACGTGCCCTGCTCCTCTAGCTTTCTCACTAGCCAATCAACTGCTGCATAAGGAATACGCGCTCGACGAGTTCTGTCGGGATTATTGGCATCGGTGACATAATAATCAACACCAATCAAAGCGCCTCCATCAGGGATAAATCCTGCGGCCTCTCTTTGAAGTGCTTCTTTTTGTGCTTTCATCAGCCCCATACGCTCATCAATCTGAGCCTCATAATTTCCTTGAATATATGGGTGTAAGAATCGAAAATCAGGCTCAGTCATTCGTTTTGATAAACGTGAAACAATATAATTGTGATTCTCAAAAGGGAATATCTGTGGAAGCTCTCCACGATCAAGAGCTAAAATATTATTCGTTGCTACTTCATAATCAATAGTCAAATCACTAAAAGACTCATCAATATTAGCATAAGGTAACTGTTTAATAAGTTTCCCAATCGAAGACTTATCAAGAGAAGAGCCTACGTATTGTAAAATGTTAGTCATAACAAGTTGACGACCCAGTTTTGATTCAACATCTTCAGCTTGGGCTTCAACAACAATTTGTAAAGCAAGCGGAGATGTGTTTTTGAACTCCGCTATATTTACTCTCTCATTTTGCCCAACTGCCATAACAACATCTTCATCGTTATAGTAAAGACGAGCCAACTCAAGAGATGTTGTGCAAAGTTGTTTTAAAAATCCCTCAAAACGCTTCACATAACGACTAAATTTTCTTTTCTCACTTGCAGCTCGATACAAAAGAGTATGAGGTTCTAAATTAGCCTGCAACTCTTCTTCTTCAACCATCTCTGCCACTTGGTACATCTCTTTAATCTGAGATAACATGTATTCAATATATTGAGACCCGCTTCGGCCTTCCATAATAATAGGCGCAGGTCCACTTACAGTAATACCTCGTATGCCAGGGAGCTGAACTCCAGCAGACATCTTAGCCCCGTTTTGCAAAATAAGCTTATCATCACCAAGTGTGATTTGGTGCTCAGCAATCTTAGATGCAGTACGATTAATTTCCAACTGATAAGGACGCAAAGGATCGGTTACAGAAATACCTCGACACTTAGTTTGAACATATTCAAAGCGCTCAACTACAAGTGGGAAAATCCCACCAGGGAGCTCTCCATGATCCAAAATAAGGCCAGGTGTTTGTATAAAATAATATCCTTTAGGATATTCTGCGCATGGTCTAAAATAAAACTCGCGAAGCAATGTTTCATTCTTAGTGTTCATTCGGTATTCACCTTCATGAAATACTAAAAATGTTTCATCATTTGTTTCTTTAATTTTCTCAGCGTGCTCTGGAAAATTTGATTTCAAATCTTTTGTCTGCACCATTTTGCGAATGATATAATATGGTGATTGCTTTATATTCTTGGCAGATGGGTCACGAAGTAAATTAAAGCCCAAAATAGGCTCAAACTTCACAACTCTTTTAAAGGTGTCAAAAAACAACTTAGCACCAACTTCCCCAAGACCACAAAAATCATCAATAGATTCTGCAACAAACGACGGGAAGTCATTCTTCTCTTTAATATCAACCCAAACAGATTGGTTTAAATCAGCAGCCTTCTGATCTTGAAGCTCTCGCTCATGCTTGGGATTCACTTGCACGCCAGGTGCAGCTGTTGCAATGCTATTAGCATAGCGTCTTGCAATACGACCCATATGGTTTTTTGTTAATCGTAGCTTTGTGTCTCCAGTAAGTTCTTTTGAAGAACGAATATAACCAAAACCATTTGATTCCCTATGATAATGATCACCCGCGATAAGTTTTAAACTTGAGCGCATTCGCGAGAACTCTCGCTTATCAATGGCTTCGGCTTCAGAAAAAATCTTATCTAAATCGGCGGCTGTTTTCATTCTTCGTTTGTCGCCCTAACAAGCTCATCTTCATATAAATCAGGACGCTCAATCAAAAGATCGTCCATACTAGGCGATGGCTGTTTTGCAGGCTCTCCCTCAGTAAACGATTGTACCGCCTGTTTGCCATTAAAGGTAGGCCATGCGTTAAAGCTTATTTTTAAATCTTTATACTCAAACTGGGAAACACCATGCTCAGCGCATGCTTTTATAAGTGTCAGTAAATCGACTCCAAGTGGCTGTTCCAAAAGTCCAACTCCTCGCTCACACCAAACCCATTAGGGTTCTTCTCAAGCTTATCAGCCTGTGCTCGCATCTCATCAATTGTTAAAACTTGGGATTTCCCGACTAAAAGAGATCCCTCCCCAGAAATGTTACTACCATACTGGTTAATCATGTTCCAATCCATGCCAGCTCCCAATACTGCGTAGCGCAAAGAATCAATCAGATCGTCTTTGGCCGCTGCCTTGCGAGTCGTAACAGCTAATGATGATAACTCTTCTGCAAGCTTAAACCCAGCCAGCTGGTCATCAGGAATATTCTCTGCATGCTGAGCATCAGAACCTGTATGCATAATCAAAAGCCGATTGGTCTTAAATAAAGTCGAAAGCAAATCAATACCAGACTTACGATCCTTATCAGCCTTGTTAATAGCAATACCCGCTTGTGATGCGAAAGTTGCCAAATCCTTTGCGGCCCAATCATAATAAATATAATCAAGACGATGCACACTCTCTGACATCTCTTGGAGCTTCACAATAACATCGCGACACGTAGTCACAATACCATCACCACGCCATGCCCGAATAACACGAGCCTCAGTACGCTTTGGATTAACCGCTACAAATACAATACTTGATGCGTGCCCACTATTACCACCTGACCCATAATCCACACCTGCCACCACAATCCAATCATCAGGCACACGATAATATGGAATTAAATGATTGGTTCTAGAGAAAGTAGCAAACACAAGCCCATCGTCTTTTACAAATTTACCCAAAACACGACGCTGAACTTCTTGCTCAGATGTGCACCTATCAATTGTTTCTTGAATCCGTTCATCAGTCCATTTACTTGGAGTACCATCTGCGTATTTTTGACAGTCATACAAAGACACTTGCCAAATCTTTGCTTCATTCTTCCACTTAATTCTCTTCTCAACAACTTCTTCCCAAAAAGGCTGACCAATTGTTGCAGTAAACGCAAACCACATATACCCACGGGTAGCATTCACGCGCATCTGAAGCTCAGGTAATAAATGAACCGGCAACTCTTCATCGCAAACAATTAAGTAACAAGAACCTGACTGCAAATTCTGAGCTGATTGCTCATAAGACTTAAAATAAACATTAATACCACTCTTAAATTCAAGAGCCTTTAAACCACTACCACCACGAGCATTTGTCTTTTTCCAACCATACACAGGATCGTCTTGATTCTTAGGTAACAACGGCTTCCACTTCTCTTCAAACTCAATACCAGCAACATCCATTGATGGATACAAATACCACCACTGCGCAGGATTTAATCCCTTATTAACAGTCTCAGGCCAATAGTCTTTCCACTTATCTTTTGATGTAGCCAGATCAATTACTCGTTGAATAACAGAACTCGATTTGCCCAATTGGTTAGCTGCACAAAGTATCTGAATTCTCTTGTCCTTTTCTTGTTCAAATTCAGACTGGAACTGATATCTCTTATGCAAATATAAATGTGGAAGCGAATCTCGATACTTCTTCTCCTCCTCAAGCATATGAAGCTTATGAAGTTTTAACTTTAAAAGCTCAGACTTTTTTCTCTCAGCCTCGAGTTGCTTTTCCAGCGTATTCTGCTTCGATTGCATTTATCTCCCTTACAGTTCCATCGCCTTCTTCAAGCTCTTTGATTTTCGCGTCAATTTCATCAATGGAAACATTCTTAATCAAAGACTCCTGAGAACTCTTACTCATATTCACACTAACTTGACGCTGAACAATTCCGCCATTTTTCCGCAAGTCTAAAAACGCCACCGCCTTCAACACAATATCTAGAGTAGCCTTATCAACCTTGCCTTCTTCAGTAATAAACGGCAACTCAAGCATCTCACGCAATCTCTTTGCACCAGTCATCAAAGCTTCTTCTAAAAAATTCTCATAAGATGTAACAGGACACAAAATCACCGCCAATGATTCTGTTTTTTTTAAACTTTTTGCCAAAGGAATGGAACCATACCCCAAATATCGCCCGATACCATTTATTGTCATCTTACGAAACTCAGATTGCGCAGCCTCATACTCTTTCCAAAACGCAATACGAATCTTTTGTAGAGTAGAATCAGGACGAAAAGCTTTATCTAACTCCTTTTCTGTCATGTAAAGC